AAGAAGATAATGAAATTATTATTGCATCTTATGGTACATTCTCTACTGGTGTAAACATTCGTAATTTGCACAATGTTGTTTTCACATCTCCGTCAAAAAGTAGAATACGAAACTTGCAGTCTATAGGAAGAGGCCTCAGAAAAGGAAATAATAAAACATCAGCAGTCTTATATGATATAGCTGACGATTTTCGTTATAAGAATTATATGAATTTTGCAATACGCCACTTTTACGAACGTATAAATATCTATAATGAAGAAAAGTTTTCATTTAAAATAAATGAAATCAAATTATTTGGTTAGGAAACTCATGCACGATTTCAAAATAGTCAGGCTATCAACAAAAGAAGTAATTATTTGTAAGACAAATTCTAAAAATGCGTCTGCAAGTTCAATTATTTTGGAAGATCCGTTTGAAATAAAATCGTTCATGAATCCTCAAACTGGAGACTTTAATTCAACTCTCATAGATTGGTTACAATATAGTGATGATACTATAGTAGAAGTTGCCGCGTACAATGTCATTGCAATGAATACACCTTCCCCAGAAATTATTGACCATTATGAAATGATTTTAAGAAGAAAGGCTGCAGCTGCAAATTCTGAACTCAATGAAACTGAAGGGCCTGGATTAGAAGATGTTGATGAAGACCATGAACATACTATTGAAGAACTTATGAGAATGATAAACGGTAATAAAGTCTATCATTAAGGGTCTACATACCCAGTATAACAGTAGAATCAACTTGTGTCAATAGAAAAAAAAAATTATTTTCTATTGACAAGAAACACTTTTTTGTGGTATTATCTTTGTAATTGTATAAGGAATTATTATGTATGGCTAAGAAAAGAACTAGAAATCATTATGTAGATAACAAAAAGTTGTTGGAAGAGATGACAAAATATAAGGATGCCGTCACCCTTGCCGCTGAGCAGGACACAGAGCGCCCAAGAGTTCCAAATTATATTGGTGAGTGTATTATGAAGATTGCACAGCATCTCTCTTATAAACCCAATTTTATCAACTATACATATAAAGAAGAAATGATATCAGATGGTATTGAAAATTGTCTATTGTATATTGATAATTTTAATCCAGAAAAATCAAAAAATCCATTCGCATATTTTACTCAGATTATTTACTATGCTTTCATTCGAAGGATTCAAAAAGAAAAGAAACAGACTTATGTAAAATATAAGGCATTGGAAAATCAAGAATTGATTGATGAAATTATGCAAGGACCAAATGGTAGTCCTATGAAAAATAATTTCTTAGAATTTATTCACAATAATATGGATGATTTTCTTGCAGACTTTGAAGAAACCCAAAGAAAGAAAAAGCAAAAAGCCAAGGAAAAGAGAGAAGGTAAGGAATCTGAAACTTCATGAAAATTGCACTGATTACGGACACTCACTTCGGCGCTAGAGGTGACTCCACACTTTTCCATGATTATTTTATGGAATTTTATGATAATGTATTTTTTCCTTACTTGGAAAAGAATAATATTAAGACTGTAATTCATCTTGGAGATGTTACAGACCGAAGAAAGTTTATCAACTATAATATTCTTGATGGCTTACGAAGTGGATTTATAAAGAAGATTAAAGACTATGACTCTTATTTTATTATTGGTAATCATGATGTGTATTATAAAAACACAAATCGTATTAACTCTATGGAACAACTTTTCGGGGATGATTTCAAGACTTATACAACAGCCACTACTCTTAATTTTGATGGGACTGACATTTGTTTTATTCCTTGGATAAATTCTGAGAATTATGATGAAACTCTAAAACACATAAAGAAAACCAAAGCAAAAATTGCGTTAGGACATTTAGAACTGAATGGTTTTGAAATGATGCGTGGTATCAAATGTGAAGCTGGTATGTCCATTGAATACTTCAAAAAATTTGATTTGACTTGTTCTGGACATTTCCATCACAAAAGCAATCAAGGAGAAATTCATTATTTGGGAGCCCCATATGAATTATTTTGGAATGATTGTGATGATCCTAAAGGATTTCATATTTTAGATACGGGCTCAATGGAATTGCAATTTGTTCAAAACCCACATCAAATGTTTCATAAGATTTATTATGATGAAAATAAAAAATATGATTTGTCAAAATATGAAAACAAATATGTAAAAATTATTGTTAAGAATAAAAGATCTCAATATAAGTTCGATACATTTGTTGATTCTTTATATAAGAAAGATGTTGCCGATTTATCTATTGTTGATGAAACAGACTTTCAGTTTGAAGAACAAAGTGATGTAGATACTACAAAAGATACAATGTCTCTTCTTACAAGTTATATCGATAATTATGAGATTGATGTTGACAAGAACAAACTAAAACAGATTATGCAAGATTTATATGTCTCTGCTTTGAGAGGTGATTGATGATTGAGTTTAAAACTATTAAATGGAAGAACTTTCTTTCCACTGGTAATTATTTTACAGAAGTGCAACTAAACCGTTCATCTTCTACTCTTATTGTTGGTGAGAATGGGGCAGGAAAATCTACCATTTTGGATGCATTGACATTTGGTTTGTTTGGAAAATCTTTTAGAAAAATTAATAAACCACAGCTTATAAACTCTATAAACAATAAAGATGCTCTGATTGAGATTACCTTTAAAATTGGTAAGAATGATTATTTGGTACGCCGCGGTATCAAACCCAATATTTTTGAAATATGGGTAAATGGTAAAATGTTAGACCAAGATTCAAAAATTCGTGATAGCCAGATTTATTTGGAAGAAAACATTCTCAAACTGAATTATAAGTCATTTACTCAAACTGTTATTTTGGGTAGTGCTACTTTTGTTCCTTTCATGCAACTTTCTGCAATCGATAGAAGAGAAATTATTGAAGATATTTTGGATATAAAAATCTTTTCTGCAATGAATGAAATTCTAAAAGCAAAAATGGCTGCATTGAAAGAAACAATGACAGAAAATGAAAAAAACCGTGAAGTCCAAGATTATAAGATTGAACTTCAAGAAAGAAATATTGAAGATGCAAAGACGACAAAGAAAACTGCGATTAATACTTTTAAGAAAAAGATAAAAGAAAAGAAGGCTGAACAGAAACAGTGTATTGACAAAAATACAGAATTACATGAACAAATATCAAATTTATTGGAAAAGATTATACATGAAAGTAAAATATCTGATAGAAAGAAAAAACTTGAACGTCTAGAAACTAAACTCTCAAATAATGCAGAAAAAATACAAAACGACATATCATGGTTTGAAGGTAATGATGTTTGTCCATCATGCCAACAAGATATTAATGAAGATCATAAGAATTGTATTGTGGAAGAGAAGGATAAGAAAAAGGAAGAAGTTTTGACAGCTGTTCAATCTTTGTCTGACGAATTGATTGAGATTGATTCTGAATTACATTATATTGAAGAAACCAAAACATCTATCACAAATCTTAATAATGTAGTTAGTTCTAATAATGATAAACATCAATATCTACAAAAAAGTATTGATGAACTTGAGGCTGAAATAGAAGATGCGGAAAATAATAATACAAGTGTTTCTAAATTAGAAAAGGAATTAAAAGAGTTTAAAAAGATTTCCAAAGAGTTGGACAATGAACGCAAAACTCTTTCCGAAACAAAAAACTATCATGTGGTTGCATCACAGTTTTTGAAGGACACTGGTGTAAAAACTTCTATTATAAAATACTATTTGCCAATAATGAACAAGTTAGTAAATAAGTATCTACAAGAAATGGATTTCTATATTAACTTCACAATGGATGAAAAGTTTAATGAGAATATTAAATCCAGAGGCAGAGAAGGATTTACATATAGTTCTTTTAGTGAAGGAGAAAAGATGAGAATTGACCTTGCTCTCTTGTTTACTTGGAGAGAGATTGCTCGAATGAAGAACAGTGTCAACACAAATCTTCTGATTCTTGATGAAGTGTTTGATAGTTCTTTAGATGCGACTGGAACAGATGAGTTTTTGAAGTTGTTAAACACTCTTGGCGGAAACAATGTATTTGTGATTTCACATAAAGGAGATATTCTATATGATAAGTTCCACAGTGTGATTAAATTTGAAAAAGTAAAAAACTTTAGCCAAATTGAAAAAAATTGAAAAAAAACTATTGACGAACTATGGTAAAATAGTATATACTGAGATCATAGATTAGGAACAACACCTAATTTAATGTTTCAAACACCATGAATCAGAGGAGAATAGACATGGCAAAGAAAGTAGAATCAGTTGATGTAGTAGACGTAAACGCATTTTTTGGATTTGAAGAAAAACATTTACTTCAATATCAACGACATTATGAAGATTTTTGGAAAACTCATATGCCAAAAATCTTTGGAAAAAATTTATCCAGATATTTAAATTTTGTAGGATTTGAGCTTATAGAAACTGCGCTCGATTATGCACAAAAAATTGGACGGGCCTCTTCAAGAAGTAGCGATCTTCGCGCAGTAGGGCGATCTTTAGATGAAAATGGTTGGGAAATGAAACATGTTCCACCTATTGCGTTTAGATTTAAAGATGGAAGAATTCTAGTAATTACTGGAAATTCTCGTGGAGAAAATTTAAAAGACAGGGGCGTTGATAAAATGCCTGTGGCAATGTTTGAATCTTCTGAACTAGATAATTCATTTCACTTGAAAGAAGCGCTAATTTACATGGCGCAACAAACTCAAGAAAAAAATGGAAACTTTGTTCCGGCGACTTCTCATGATATTCAAAAAGCACTCCGAGATCTAATTACTCTTTTTTCAGAATCATCTGGTGACGCTGGTGTAGACCCACACAATATTGTTGCATATGAAGCAGCCGTTAAATCATTGTGGGATGGTGCAACAGAACAGCAAGTTGCTAGAGTTGTCCAAAAAGTTTGGAATGATCATAATCCACATAATGTAATAATCTCATATAAAAGAGAAGAGGGTTTAGCAAAACTTGAAGAATTTAATTTCAATACTGATCCTTGTGATATTTCTGGAGTCATTTATGTTATGTTTGGTTGGGAAACTTCTCAGCGGGGATTTACATCTGCATACGAATTGGCGATGGAAAACCCAGAAATGGAAATTAGAATTGTGATAAATCCTGGCACATTAAATCCAATCGAAAAACTATTTATTGGTTTGTCACTCTGATCTTGCATTAATGCTAAAATCAAACTTGAATCTATCCCGCCAGATAAGAACCCCCCAAGAGGTACGTCAGCAGCCATTCTTAACTCAACAGA